CGCCTCGGTCGAGACCTTGTACGAGATCTCACCGACGGCACCCCACGCGGCCTGCGACCAGTCGCCGAGGTATCCGTAGATCTTCGGCGTGTTGGCCCAGACGCCCTTGCCGATGGTCGTCTCGTAGCCGAGCAGCGACCCGCGGCTGCGGTTGCCGTCCTCGTAGGTCGGCGCCGTGAACAGCGGGCGACCGGCGGAGTCCTTCGAGCCATTCAGGATCGGCTCGAAGCGCTTGTCGAACAGGAAGCCCGAGGGATCCTTGTCGGCGTTGACCAGCGTGGCGAGGCCCGCGTTGAGGTCGTCGTAGACCTGCGTCAGGGCGCCGCCGGTGCCAGACGCATCCAGGAACTCCTGGGTGCTGGAGCCCGTGTCGAGGTTGGTCGAGAACGGCGAGCCGGTGCCGTGCAGCGCCGCAGAGTCGAACGTCGTGGCGAAGGCCTCGGCGATCTGCGGACGCAGCAGGTCCATGTAGCCGCCGGGGTTGGCGCGGACGACCTCGGCCGAGACCACCGCGATCGCGGCGAGCTTCTTCGGGTCCATGGTCTTGAGCGCCATCGTGCCGGCGCTCGCGGGCTTGGCGGCACCCTCAGCCACCCAGCCGGCCTGGACCTTGCCGGTGACGACCGGGATCGCCTGGCCGTTGGCGCCCAGCGGGACGCGACGGGCCATCTGCTGCACGACAGAGATGCGTGCGGCCTTCTCGAAGATTGCCTCGGACTGCTCGCGGTTCAGGAAGCCGGAGAAGTCGGAGGTCTTGGTTGCGGCGGTGATCGCCATGAGTCCTCCTAGGACGTGGGGGTGGGCATCGCGCTATGCGATGCCGAGAGCGGATTTCAGCGCGTCCTCAAGGCCGTCGCTGTTCAACGCGAGCGGGGGAGTCTTCCCCTCGCCCGGGACCACCAGATGAGTTGGGCCTGCAGGGGTCTCCTGCTGGACCGTGATGAGTGCCGCGATCTTCTGTGCCTTCGCCTCGAGCTCGGTCTCGTCGACCCCGACCAGCAGGTCGAGGTAGTCGCCGGAGATGCCGTGCTTCGAGGCGATCGAGAGTCGGGTCGCCTCGGCCTCCTTCGCGGCGAGTGCGGCCTCTGCCGCCTCCGCGCGCGCGGCTGCCTTCTCGAGCTCCGTCTTCTGCGAGTCCTCGAGATCCTGCAGCCGCTTGGCAGCTGCGGTGTTCTCCTTGGCTCGCTGCTCCCACTTGCGAGCCTCGGCCTTCCAGTCGGTCGTCGCTTCCTTTGCAGGCTGCTCGTCGACGTTCGGCTCGGTCTCGGTAGGGGTTGTCTCGGTCACGTTCTCGCTCATCTGCTGTTCCTCCCGTGCGGGATCGCCCACGTCCCCGTGCGGTTCTCGTGGTCGGATGGGGTGGTGCTGCCCGCCGTGCGGCGGGGGGTCTAGTTGGCGCGGCGCTGGCGCATCTCGGCGAGGATGTCTTTCGCATCGCCGCCGGCAACCTGCTGCGCCTCGCGGTACTCGCGGAAGTACGCGTCGGGGTCGTAGCCGGATGGGTACGGCTCGTCCTCCCAGATGGGGGTCGCCACGCAGTTGCAGTGCGCGTGGAAGCTGTCGACCTCTTGGTGGTAGACAGCGCCTCGGCCGGCGAGCATCGCGCAGAACTCGCACGTGTTGGCGCCAGACGGGACAACCGCCCAGCGCGCCTTCGCGTCCTCGCTCGCTGATGTCGAGACGGTGTCGCGTCCGGGCTGCAGGACGTACTCGTCGACGATGCCCTCAAGGAAGGGCAGCATCCCGTCTGGCGCGTCGGTGAACAGGTGGCTGGCACCGAAGCGCGTTCGCTTCTGTACGACGTCAGCAGCGACGACGGGCGCCATCGTGGCGGTGTATCGCCCAGTCGCTGTCGAGTCAGCCCGAAGCTCGTCGTACCAGTCGGCCGCCACTGTGGCGGCAGCTTCCCCGTACGCCGCGGTGAGGATAGGGATGAACGTCAGGAGCGCGTCACGCGAGCGCTCAGGACGCTCGAGGTTCAGTGATCCGAAGAACCCGCGCAGGTCGCGCTGGGCGAGGGATGTGATGCCGTTGTTCGCCAGGCGGAGTCGCTCGACGTCAGCTCTCGACGTCATCGACAGGAAGGGTCGGCGCCACTGCCGGCGCGGCGGCGCTCGTCAGCTGAGCGATGGACTGTCGGCCCTGGATGCGGCGCTTGTCGGCGAGCAGTCGCGTGATCGTCGGCTGGTCGTAGCCGAGCGCCTCGAGAGCCACGTCGGACTCTGCCAGCCACGGGATCGCGGTGACCTGCTTGACGATCGCGTCGGACGCCGAGACCACGGACGGGGTGGCGGGGTTGCGCCACTTCGCCTGCAGGGGCCGGAGCTCGTCGGGCACCTCAGTCAGACCGTCGCGCAGCATGACGGCTGTGATGGCGGCCCGGCGCAGCGCAGCACCCCAGACACGGTTCGCCGCGTTGGCCTCGATGACGAGGTCCTCCCTGGCGGCGTAGATCGCCTCAGCGGACGAGGGGTTGTCTTGGACGATGCCGAGCGAGGAGAGCGGGACGCTGGTCTCGCCGGCGAACAGCGAGGCGAGACTGCGGAGCTGATCCATGTGCGGCTGCATCGACGTCTGCGCAAACTGCCCGAGCTCGGGCACATCGCCGTTCTCGTCGCGGCCGATCGCGAGGAATCGACCAAGGAGCGCCTGCCAGCGGTCGGTCGTGAACGCATCTTCGTTAGCGCCAAGGAGGTAGCGCTGCGGGGACGCGAAGAACTCCGCGTGCCCCTCGCCGCGGACCAGCGTGCGAACGGCGGCGTCAGTCAGCGCCATCACGGCACGCGAGATGCGCGAGTGACCGAAGGGGCGCTCGAGCTCGGGACGGTACGTGAGCGGCTCGACCCAGACGCGGCCGAGGTGGTTCTTCATCTCAGCGACCTGCCAGCCACCACCAGAACGACGGAGCACCTGCACCTTGTGGGGCTGGTACATGACCATCTCGTTCGGGACACCCTGGTCGTCGACATCGACGATCGACAGCGCCGCACGCAGGGCACGGCGACGGCGGTCCCAGATGCCAGTGCCACTCATCGCCGAGCGGGCCATGATGAGAACCTCGGGCTCGCCTGCCGACGTGTCGCCAGGCGTGACGGTCAGGAACGAGGTCGCGTGAATCAGGGAGGACGTGAGCGCCTGGGGCAGCTCGACGTCCATGCTGTTGTCGGCCATGAGCGCCGAGATGTCGAAGGGGTCCTGGTCCTGTCCGGGCAGGACGAACCCGTCGAAGGTGCATCGTGCGCCGAGAGTGTTGACGCCCTTGGCCGGCCAGCCGAGGACTGCCTCGACCTTCTTGAGCTGCGGAGGGACCGAGATGCCGAGATCGCGCAGGGCGTACTTGCCGTCGTAGTAGACGGTGCGGATCCCGTTGCGCCGGCGCTTGGCCGACCACTGCTGGATGAGCTGCTTGAACAGCTCGGCGTCAGCGTGCTCCAGAGAGGGAGTGCTGTACGACATCACGACACCACCACCCTCACTGCTCGTCCTGGCTTGCGCTTGCTGGTCGTGACGCCGTGTAGCGCCATGGTCACCGACTCGATCGGCGTCACGTCACCACCGTCAGTGATCGGGGTGAAGCCCCATCCGCCGCCGGTGCCGATCGCTCGTCGGCCAGCGGACTTGACAGAGTCGGTCAAGCCGGGCTGTCCGGCGTGGGTGAGGCCGCCTGTGCGGATGGCCTCAAGAAGTCCTGCGTGCGCCGTGATGACCGCGTCCACGGTCGGGCGGACGATCACCTTCTTGGAGACTCCGGCTGCCACCAGCGCAGCCTCAAGGCTTCCCGCACCGGCCTTGCCGTCGATGACGATGGCGACCGAATCGTTCCAACGCTGCGAGAGCCAGTCGACCAGCCATGCGGTGCCGGCTGCGGTCGGGGCAACGTCGACAACCTCGACGAACGCCGGGCCGTCATCGTCTGGCCGGAGCGCCACCGACAGCGCCACTCGCTCGCCGTCGTTGGAGAACTTCACGCCGTACGCGACGCGCCCGGCCTCGGGCGGCGAGGCGCTCAAGCCCAACCACTGCTCGAGGTTGATGACTGTCGGGACGAGCGATTCCTCATCCCAGATCCCCAGACCCTCGCGGCGGTAGGAGGCGTTGTTCGTGAGCTGCTTGCGGAGGCGCTGCACGGAGATGTCCGGCGTCCGGTGCGGGTAGGAAGGGTTCGCCTTCTTGACCTGCTCGCGGTCGTCCAGGGATGGACCGCCAGGCTTGCCGCACTCCGGGTCGGCCGAGCACTCGATGTAGAGCGCATCACCGTGTTCGGCGTAGACCTGGCCAGCAGGCTTCACCGCGAGCGCTGCAGCGCGCCGGTTGGTGAACTCCTCGCCAGGGTCGGCTGGCCGCGGGGGCGTGCCCATGAAGAACAGCAGCGCGCCATAGATCCAGCGCGACTGGTTCGTCGCGGCGACCATGTCCTCGAGCGCCTTCTCCGTGAGGATCTGCGCCTCATCGAAGACCTCGATGTCGACCTCGTCGAAGCCACGACCGAAGCCCTGCTCGCGCGCGCCGAACATGATGACCGAGTCGTTGGTGAACCGGATCTCCTGCTCGCCGTTCGCGGCCCGGATGCTCTTGACGTAGCGCCGAAGCGCCTTGCGCTTGACGAAGCCCTGCATCTTCTGGAACGTCTGGGATGCGGTGCGGGTGCGGTGCGCCGTCCACAGGATGGTGAGATTCGGGAACATCGTCGCCAGCGCCACGACCAGGACCATGACGATGAAGGTCTTGGCGACCTGGCGAGGGATGCTGTAGGTGACACCGCCGACCGTCGCTGCGAACGTTCCATCAGCTCGAAGGCCGAGCGTGACTTGGCTCAGTCCGTCCTGCCACGTATCGAACTCGACGCCGAACTCGCGGACTCTCGGCTCGATGTCGAACCAGAGGCTGTCGACGATCCCCTCGGGAACGACGACATGGCGCGCGACCTTAGATAGCGGAAGCGTCGAACGATCGACGCTCTGTGCTGACGTCGCGGTTGGCACCGTCAGCCTCCTCGGAACTGGCAGCCTCGAGCGCCTCGATCTCCTTGGAGTGGAGCGCGATCTGGCGGTGCAGTGCAGCGAGTGCGGGACCGTTCGCGTTGGCCAGGTCACTCACCATCTGGCGGCGCTGGGCGCAGAGGATCTCGAGGTACGTACCCGACTCGATCGCCTGCGCGAGAGTCTTCGGCTTGGCCGGCTCGGGTGGAGCTTCGCCAGCGGCGACCTCGCGCAGATGTGTCTTGCGTGCAGTCATTGCGAGTCACCTCCTGGGGAGAAAAAAGATCGGGGAGAGAGATCGCTATGCCAAGGGGTGCGACCGGCCGGAGGGGGGTGGGGGTATGGCCCCCGTTGTCCCCAAATGTCCGAATCTCACCAAGATCTCGACTGTGGGAACGGAATTCCGACGATTTCGGGCAATTTGGCCATTCGATTGCCCTTGCGCTGGTTACAGAGACGGCAAATGGTCTGCCATTCGTCCAGGTTGGTGCTCGTGATGCCTGTGAGGCTGAACGGCACGAGCTCGTCGGCCTCAGGCGAGTCGGGATGACCACTGGTGTCCCATGCGAGAGGAATGCGGCACAACGGACAGTTCGCGAGGCCGCGTTCCCTGTCTCGACCGAGGCATTCACGCCGCATCCTCTTGTGGACAGCGGTACCGGTGCGGGATGTGACCACGCCCTACACGTCCAGCCCATCGAGGATGGCGTTGATGACGTAGTGGCACGACCCGATGGCGTCTCGTCCGTGCCTGTCACCCCACTGCCTGCGCAGTGCCCGGGCCTTGGCTACCTGCCCGTTGAGGTCGGCTACCACCTGCACCGTGAGCGGCATGGCTACCTCCCGACAGCACTCGACCCCGGCCTGAGTGTCAGGTCGGGGTCGGGCGTTGGTCATTCCGGGTACGCCAAGTAGCGGGTAGCCGGTGGAATTAAGATACCACGGCGAACACGTGTGGCGTCAGCACAACGGCAGGGGCGCGCATGGTGTCGCCCTTGGCCTTGGGTCCACGCCTCGGTGGGTCGAGGTGCAGGCTCCACAGTGCAGGCCACCACAGCCACTGCCTGTGCTGCGGACCCACCTCGCACAGCCACGGCACACGGAAGTCGTACAGCCATCCGCGCACGGTGCGTTCGTTGCGTCCCTGGGCCCGGAGCACGGCGACGGCATCGGTGACGCTGACCCACCGCTCGGCACCCTCGGAGCGCAGGTGCTTGGCGTACGCCTCGTAGAAGTCCTCGCCGTCGTACTGCCGCTTGCAGCTCGGGCACTTCCATCGGTCGTCTGCCTCACGTCCGGCCGCCCACACCTTGACGAGCCAGGGGTGACGCTCGCAGCCCTCAGCGTTGCAGGGCACCCGTGTGCGGTCGGCCCGCTTGCCGGCGTACAGCACGGACTCGAGGTAGACCCGGACCTTGCGCACGTCGGCAGCGAAGTCACCGAAGGCCAGCTCGTTCTCCCACGCCCAGACGAGGCGCTCGGCCAGCCATGCCGCCTCACCGGCGATGGTGGGTCGTGCGGGCATGTCGGCGTCGAGGTCTGCACGCCAGCCTTCGGACCACCACAGGAGCTCGTACAGCGGGTCGGTGCCGAGGGTCTCGTCGGTGTCCTCGCCGCGCACCACACGGTGTGCGGTCATGCGACTGTGCGCTTGCGGGCTGGGCGGGCACGGGCCAAGGGCGGCCAGTGCTTCACCGCCGGGCATGAGCGCCGAGGACGCGTGGTGCACGGCCTGGGTGAGCAGTTGGGCGGCGAGGGTCTGGATCTCCCGCAGGTCGCGTGCCACCTTGACGAGCGGGTCGGGGGTGTCAGTGTCGGTCATTCGCGGGTCTCCCGTCGATCGAGGCTGTGGTGGCTGATGACCCAGCGGTCACCGTCGTCGCGTTGGTGCAGCACGGCTTCTGGTCCGCACGCGCATCCCTCGGCGGGCTCGTGGCAGACGAGGTCGGCGATGGGCATGACGTGGGCGTTGTCGCCGATCCACTCGAGGACCCAGCCGCGTGCGTGGAGCCGGAGCCACCACATGCGGAGGTAGCGCAGGGCGGTCATCGGCCGATCCACCCTCCA